CTAACTCCAGAATTAAGAACGATTGCAACTCCTGAAGTAAAAGATTATTATAACTTTGCAGAAGGTGGTATTGTTGAAAGAAAAGGTTTTGCCAATGGGCCTAAAATAACTAGAAGAGGTTTTATTGGAGCTGCTGCAGCATTGATTGCTTCTTTGAAATTAGGATCATTTGGTCAAACGGGAAAAAAAGTTACAACCGAGGTGGGTAAGAGAGTAATTAAAAATGCACCTAAAGGAACACCCGACTGGTTTGCGCCGCTAGTTGATAAAGTTTTTAAAGAAGGGGTTGATGCAGGTGAGACGATGAAAACCGTAACGTCAAGAGAAACCGTTAAAAAATTAGAAGTTAAAAACCCCGAAACAAATACAACAGAATCATATTTCTTATATGAAAATCCAGACACTGGAGAAGTAAGAATTGATATAGATGCGCCGTTTTTAGGAGCAAACGATGGCGAGTTTTCATTATACATGAGACCGGATCGAGTCGATGGTGTAAGTGATGATGGAGCACCTATACTTGAAGAGGGTGAGTTTTTTGTAACAGAAGAAAGAGCGGTTGGAAGATCGAATGGACCAGATGATTTTGATATAGAATTAGAAACAATAGACACTGATTTAAGTGGCTCAGCTAGTGATTATCACAGAGTAGAAGAGTTTGCTACGGGCAAAACAGATAAAAAAGCTCAAGCTGAACAACTAAAGAAAAAAGACTATATTGAAAAAAATCCTGGGGACGATATCGAAAGTAGATACGGTCCCTATGATGACACACCACCGGATGATTACTATGATTAAAGGCAAGAAATCAGGACCACCACCAAAATCAGGACCCACGCCACAAGGGTTGAATATAAACTACAATACTGTTAAAACAGTACGATTGGAGAATAAAAATGGCAGTAGACAAGTCGCTACCAAACATAAGCGAACAACCTGAAGAAACATCTGAAGATCTAGCGATCCAAATGGAAGAGCAGCTAAAGGAGCAAGTTGAAACTCCTGATGGCGAAATTGACATTATGGAAACAGAAGATGGTGGAGCAGAAATTAATTTTGACCCATCGGCAATGGCGATGTCACAAGAAACTGATTTCAATGCCAACCTAGCAGAGTTTGTAGAAGACACTGAACTTGAAATGATGGGTTCAACACTTGTTCAAAATTATCAAGATTATAAAAATTCAAGAAAAGATTGGGAAAAAACTTACACCCAAGGATTAGATTTACTAGGATTCAAATACGACAACAGAACCGAACCTTTCCAAGGTGCATCCGGTGCTACTCACCCTGTGTTAGCAGAAGCGGCAACACAATTTCAAGCACTAGCATATAAAGAATTATTACCTGCAAATGGCCCTGTTAGAACACAAGTAGTAGGGTTACAAACTCCTGAAAAAACACAGCAAGCAAATCGAGTTAAAGATTACATGAACTATGAAATTATGGATCAGATGAAAGAGTATGAACCAGAGTTTGATCAAATGTTATTTTATTTACCACTTGCAGGATCTGCATTTAAAAAAGTTTATTTTGATGACATGTTACAAAGAGCAGTATCAAAGTTTATCCCTGCAGAAGATTTAGTTGTACCTTACACAGCAACCTCACTTGATGATGCAGAAGCAATTATTCATAGAATTAAAATATCAGAAAATGAATTAAGAAAACAACAAGTTGCAGGTTTTTACAGAGACATTGATCTTCAACCTGGACAAAACACTTTGTCTGAGTCTGAGAAAAAAGAAATGGAACTTGAAGGAATATCTAAAACAGGAAGAGACGAAGATGTATTTACTTTGTTAGAGTGCCATGTAAATTTAGATTTACCAGGTTTTGAAGATGTGAATCCACAGACAGGCGAACCTACAGGAATTAAAATTCCATACATTGTAACCATTGAAGAAGCTTCAAGAAAAATTTTATCTATTAGAAGAAACTATGAAGCAAACGATCCATTAAAGAAAAAGATTTCATACTTTGTACATTTCAAATTTTTACCCGGTTTAGGTTTTTATGGTTTTGGTTTGATCCACATGATTGGTGGATTATCAAGAACAGCAACCGCTGCATTAAGACAACTACTCGACGCAGGAACATTATCCAATTTACCTGCAGGTTTTAAACAACGAGGAATCAGAATTAGAGATGACGCACAGTCTATCCAACCAGGCGAATTTAGAGATGTAGATGCACCTGGTGGAAATATCCGTGATGCTTTTATGATGTTACCATTTAAAGAGCCGTCACAAACTCTCTTAAATTTATTGGGTGTCGTTGTAAACGCAGGTCAGCGCTTCGCATCTATAGCGGACTTGCAAGTAGGTGATGGGAATCAACAAGCGGCAGTGGGAACGACAGTTGCGCTTTTAGAAAGAGGAAGCAGAACCATGTCTGCAATTCACAAAAGAATTTATGCAGCGCTCAAAAATGAATTCAAATTATTATCAAGAGTTTTCAAACTTTATCTACCTCCACAATATCCTTATGATGTTGTAGGCGGTCAAAGAATGGTTAAACAATCAGACTTTGATGATCGAGTGGATATCCTGCCAGTTGCAGATCCAAATATATTCTCTCAAACTCAGCGTATCTCCCTTGCGCAGACGGAATTGCAATTGGCCATGTCCAATCCACAAATGCATAATTTATATCAAGCATACAGAAACATGTATGAGGCAATTGGTGTAAAAGATGTAGATACAATTTTAAATAAACCTATTCCCCCACAACCAAAGGACCCTGCGTTAGAGCACATCGATGCTCTCGCAGGGAAACCATTCCAAGCATTTCCAGGCCAAGATCACAGAGCACATATTCAAGCGCATTTAGCGTTCATGGGAACCAACATGGCTAGAAACAATCCGATTGTTGGGGCAGCATTAGAAAAAAATATTTTTGAACACATCAGTTTAATGGCACAAGAACAAGTTGAACTTGAATACAAACAAGAAATGCAACAACTTGCAGCTATGCAACAACAAGCAGCCATGAATCCACAAATGCAAATGCAAGCACAAATGATGTCTCAAAAAATAGAATCTAGAAAAGCACAATTGATTGCAGAGGCAATGGAAGAATTTTTAGCTGAAGAAAAACAAATTACGTCTCAATTTGACAATGATCCAATTGCAAAACTAAGAGCAAGAGAATTAGACCTTCGTGCACAAGAAAATGCAAGAAAAGAAAAAGAAGCTCAGGAAAGAATGGATCTTGATAAGATGAGAGCCATGATGAATCAACAAAATCAAGAAGATAAACTCGAACAAAATGAAGAATTAGCAAAATTAAGAGCAGACACATCAATTGAAAAGACAGTTCTGTCAAAAACATTACCAAATGCAAAAGATATGATGCCAAATGTAACGATTAAAAGGTCAGGTGTGTAATGTTTTGGGGTTTATTAGGTCACGGATTAAAAGCTGGACTGGAAATTTACAAAAATAAGAAAAAAACTGAAGTGATGATGTCCGAAGCAGCGATTGCACACGCTGAAAAGATGAAAAAAGGTCAAATTGAGTACACAGGTAAGGTTTTTGAAGCACAAAAAGGTGATTGGAAAGACGAATTTGTACTTTTGACGGTTAGTAGTCCTCTGTTTGTACTTGCATACGGTGTGTTTGCTGAAGATGAGAAGATTCAAGAGAAATTAGATTTGTATTTCGAGAAATTATCTGCTATGCCTTGGTGGATAACGGGTTTGTGGATTTCGATCGTCGCAGCCATCTATGGAATCAAGGCAACTGACATCGTCAAAACAAACAAAGGAGGAAAAAATGGGTAACAAAAGATTTAATAAACAAGTTCCCGGCTTTGGATATGTAAAAGGACAGCCAAATAAAGGTACAGAGGCTGTTAAAGGTTCTACTTCATCACAAATGAAGCAAGCGCTGTCTTTACAGAACAAAAAAGTCAAAGGAGCAATGTAATGCTTGAAAAATTAAAACAAAAAATTTGTCAAATCGTGTGTATTATGTTCGATATCACTCCTTGCATGTGTAAACACGAATGTG